AGTAGCACTGAATTCAGTAGCGAAAGATTCAAAGATTCTGCGGCCAAAATCGTTTTCACGAGCTGACTTGATATCTTCTTTCAATTGGCTTAGTTCACCCTTAAGATGTTTTGCAACAGATTCATTTACTTTAGCTGCGGCTGAAGTTACGAAACGTGACTTCAATGCTTCTAATTGTGAACGACCTTCGGCAACTAACTTAACTTTAGCTTCAACAACGGCTTGCTTGTCTTGTGTGAATTCTTTAATTTCACGGGCAAGTGCACCAACAACGAATTGTTCTAGTTTGTTTTGGCTTTCAGTTTGAAGTTTGCGCTCATTGCGTAGTTCTTTAATTTCTTCTGATAAGTGTTTTACCATGAAGTCATTAAACTTACTTACGTTTTCACGTAATTTAACTTGTGCTTTGACGCGGTCTTCGTTCATTGCTTGTCTTTCAGATTGAAATTCTAAAATTTCTGCTGATAGACCATCTGTCATCATTTTATCTAGGGCTTCTACCATTATAGTCTTGTCATGTTCGTAACGTTGTGCGAATTCTTCGCGCAATTCGGAACGAACTACTTCACGAGCTTCATTCAATTTAGATTCCCATGCTTCATTCAAAGCACTAGAAGTTTCTTCGTTGATAAGTCCACTCTCAAGTAATGGTTTGATTGCATCTAACATGCTTAATCCCCTTATTTAATTTTGAGGTCATTGATGAGACGAGTTACCTCTTCTCTCAAGTACCTCTGTACTTTTTTGTCACTCTGAGCATCTTTTGCAATCTCAAGCGTTCTATGACCGTGTCTCATATTCATAAGACCTTCATAGATTGCTTTAGGATATGCATTAGGTGCACTTGGTTGAGCAACAATATCCACAGTGACAATTTCAAAGTCACTAACTTGGCCATTCATGTCGTTAACGTTTCCGCTACCACGTGAGCTGACTCCGAGTTTCACACCACTCTCCAACATAGTAGACACTAACTGTCCCATTGGAGTTGGTAAAATCTTTAGCTTGCCGAATCCATTTGCACCGTCCATCCACATTTGAGTAATCATATGTGATACACGATCCAAGTTGATTTTTAAATCATCTGGATGGTCAACTTCGCCTAGAACTGAGTAACCTGTTTTGATTTGCTCATTAAGAGTATCGACGGCAGTACCAATTTCAGACACGGGGTAAACACGCTCGTTAGCGTTTTTAACCCCGCCCTGAATGAAGATCCCTTTCATATAAAGGGATTTCTTACTACCTTCACCTTCACTCTCGACAATGATATTAGCACGGTCGAATGTGAGGTTCTCTCTGAGATACAAAGCCATTTGCTCAGGTATCCTTACTTAACAATACGCTTGACAGTCTTGCGTGACTCGCCAACGATTGATTTATTATTTTGTCCGTCATCACCATGCTTTGGCTTTGGAGCTGCTTCGCCTTTTTCAGAGAAGTTACCTTTGCCCGGAGCATTCTTGAATGTGCCTGCGCCCTTCAAGTCTTTAGTAGCTGGGTTTAACAAACCACCTTGTGTACCACCTTTAGTTGACTCGCCACCAGCTGATACAGCTTTAGCACCGTTGCCACCTACTTTAGGGCCACTTGATGTTACTGAACGTGTGTTCTGACCATTGTCACCGTGTGTTACGGAAACTTTTTGCAATTGGACTGCTTCTTCTAGAGTTTCTTCTTCGTCTTCTTCAGATTCTTCAAGTTCTTCCTCTTCTTCGCCTTCCATGAATTCTTCGCCGCCTTCTTCGCCGCCAAAGTCTTCTTCGCCACCCATGTCGTCACCGCCCATGTCGCCACCTTCTTCGCCAGCCATTAGTTCTTCGAACTCAGCCATCAATTCGTCTAACTTGTCTTCCAAGTCAACAACGCGGTCTTCTAGGTCTTCTTCACCACCTTCTTCACCACCAAACTCGTCAGCACCTAACTCAGTTTCTTCGCCTTCGCCGTCATCAATGTCAGCAAATTCGTCTTCTTCTTCAGTCATGCCTTGTTCTTCAGCACCGATTTCGTCTAGCAATCCACCAACTTGGTCTTGGCTACCGAATTCTTCGTCCATCAATGACTCATAGATTTCGCGGCTTTTTTCAACTACGATATCGTGGAACATTGCACGGGCTTTATCTTCATCCTCATTGATAATCAAATCAATCAGTTGTTCAAACTTTTTATTATCCATTATTTAATCTCCTAATGTAAA